ATCAGATTCCTAGTGATACGTTTGGCGAGAGTTATAAAAGCGATGGATTAGTTGAGCCATTATATAACCTTGAAGCATTAGCACAGCTATTAGAAATTAACACCTATCACTATCGAGCAGTTAAGACGAAAGCGAGAGATATTGCAGGACTTGGTTGGGATTTAATACCGAGAGAAGATGTAGAAAACCCAGACGAAGCACAAAAAGAAAAAGCGAGTTATTTTTTAAAGAATTGCAATCCTGTTTTAACGCTTACAGAGATTAATGACAAGGTAATGGTAGACCACGAAGCGACAGGAAACGGTTATTTTGAAGTCATTCGAGATAAAGCAGGAGAGGAAATCGTTGGACTGGAACATATTCCATCGCATACGGTACGAGTTCACGAAAGTATGAAAAAGTTTGCTCAAATACGAGGAAGGAAAAAGGTTTGGTTTAAGTTATATGGACACGACCAAGATCTGAACAAAAACACAGGAGAGTTCCATCCTTTAGGTAGTTTGGACAGTAGCGAAAGAGCAACAGAAATCATGCACTTAAAAAACTATACGAGCCGAAGCGATTATTACGGAATACCCGATGTCATTCCTGCATTAAGTTCGATTCTAGGAGATAGAGAACGACAGGAGTATAATATATCTTTTTTTGACAATCACGCTATTCCTGCATACGCAGTAACCGTTACAGGAGCAGAGTTAGACGATAAAACCGAGAAACAAATAAAAAAGTTTTTCCAACAAGACGTAAAGAAGAATAATCATTCAACTTTAGTATTAACCGCAAAGAGTGGAGATAACGATTACGATAGCGAGCCTGTCAAATTCGAGTTCCACGCTTTGAGTACAGACGTAAAGGAAGCCAGTTTTACAACGTTCAGAAGGGATAACCGAGATGAAATCCTGTCATCCCATGGCGTTCCCCCTTATCGAGCAGGAATAACTATCGAAGGACAAATGGGTGGTAGTTCAGCAGAAGAAACGACAGAAATTTACAAGCAATCTATCGTAAAGCCGAAGCAGGAAGTTTTAGAAAGTCGAATCAATCGTTTTATCTTGCAGGATGGTTTAGAAATTACTGACTGGAAATTCAAGTTCTCAGAAATTGATACCCGAGATGACGATAAGGAACTTGACCGATTGAAGCTACTATTTGATATGGGAGCGTACAGTCCTAATATGGTGCTTGAAGCAAGAGGGGAAGAAAGGATAGACAATCCTAACATGGATAGGCACTTTATTAACGGACAACCGATTGATACGACTAGCGAGGAAACGAGAGCAATCATGAATAGCTTGAAATCCTTACATCAAGAATTAATACGAATAGCGACAAAGGATAAAGCGAAATGAACAGAAAGATAGCAACGGAAATGAATAATAAGGTTGTCGAGTTCCTTTCAAAATACGGTACTTATCCATCAATAAAAAAAGTCGATGAACGAACGTTAAAAGCAGAGAATCGATTGAATAATAAATTGTTAAAACTACAAGCAGGAGTAGAAGCCGAATTTATTCGAGCGTTGCGAGAGCGAGGTTATTTGCCTAGTAGTTACCGAGAGCGTAGAAGGTTTGTCAGTCGTATCTTTGAGATTCCATTTCAAGATATGAAAACAGTCATCGCAGACGAGAGTATAAGTGGAGCCGAACTTGGAAGGCAAATGACATTAGATGATTTAGTTCAAGAAGGATTAAAAGTTACGTTTAATTCATTTAGTGATAGAGCGAAGGAAAAGCTATGGGAAAAGGTTTATCGTTTTTCAGATGATACGTTTATGCGAATCGAAGGCGATTTTATTCAGACGTTAGCGAATGGCTATAACGAAGGTTTAGGAATAGATGAAGTCGCAAGAAATTTGAGGGATGACTTTAAAAATTTAAGAGATTATCGTTTAAGGAATATTGCACGAACAGAAATACAAAGTGCTCAAAACGAAGGTTCACATCAAACTATGCAAGACTATGGCGTTCGATATAAGCAATGGTTGACCGTAGGCGATGATAGAGTGCGAGGGAATGACCCATACGATGAATACGACCATATACACCTTCATGGTCAAGTCGTAGAGTTCGATGAAGAATATTCAAATGGAATGATGTACCCAGGGGATAGGAGCGGTGACATAGGAGATTGGATTAATTGTAGATGTCGAGAAAGGCCTTATATACCACGCAAGGGTGAAATCATTCTTACAACACCGTATTATCCATCAGCATGATTTTAAAAAAGTATCAAACTATGGTATATTCGTGCGTAGATAGGGGGAATTTGCATGAAGAAATTAATATCAATATTAATATTAGTAGTGGCTATCTTATCAGCTTGCGGTAGCGACTTATCCGAAGGCGACCAAGAAGCGTGCAACATTTACGAATCGACTGTTGAAGAATCACAAGAGGGAACAATTACAGACGATGAAATGTTATCCGAACTAGAGGAAGCGTGGAACGTTGCAGAGAGCGAACGATTACAAGACCTGTTAGACGATTTATTAATCTATTTTGAAGATAGAGAAGGCGACTTGCAGGGAACTGTAAATAGTATCAAGGTTTACTGTTCGATAGATTGATAAAATCATCAATTAAGAGTGATTCCAATAGGGATTACTCTTATTTAATACTTATAGGAGGTGGAATCGTATGATTAACCATGAAAAAATGTTAAGAAAGGAGAGGATGAAAGGACATGGCAGAATTAACAGCACCATTCGTTTATAAAAATGATGAAAAACGAATCGTATATGGGCCTGTTCTTATTCCCGATGAACCCGACACCGATGATGATGTCGTAACAGCCGAACAGATCGAGACGGTTGCTCATAAGTTTGTCGAGGAATACGGAAACATCGACTTAATGCATTCGCTCAATAACGTAGGAAGGTTAGTCGAATCCTATATTTTGCCTTATGATTTGAAAGTCGATGACGATACAGTAATTCCCGAAGGCTCATGGATGATGGGGGTGAGGGTGACTGATGATAACGCTTGGCAGGCGGTAAAGGACAGGAAGTTGGGTGGTTTTTCGATTATGGCTTTACAAAAAACAGCCATGAAATCAGCCGAGAAAAAAGAGGAAAGCAAGAGAGTAACGCTTGCAGACTTGGGTGACGATTGGATTGTGAACGCAGTTAGTTTAGTAGACGAGCCAGCTGTTCCAAAAGCGAAATGGATTGCTATTAAGAGCAAGAACAATATTAATAGTGATTACGATAACGATATTAATAATGAAACCGTACAAAAAGCAGTCGAGGGTTCATTGGAACATCGTAAACGCTTATTAGACGAGAAGCTAGAGGGAATGTTTGCGAATTACGAGCGTTACCCGATTATCCATTCTACTATGATGGATTCAGTCGTTTTTCGTATCCATGATGATAAAGGCAGCCGAAGAACGTACCAAGTCAGTTATAACCTAGACGAGAATGGAAATGTCGAGTTCACAGACGAGCCAAGAGAAGTGAAAATCCAAGAGAGCGTTGTTGAAATCGAGAATATGTTAGGTGGATTGGGAACTCAAAATAACACAGTTACCAATTCAGAAGCCGAAAAAGGACAATCAGAAGGTTTTATGTCCAAGTTTATGAAAAGTATCGGACTTAAACCTAAAACGTCAGAGAAGGCAGGAAAAACGATTTCTGACGCCAATTTAAAGAAGTTACGCCAAGCAAAAGAAGCAATTGACGCTTTACTTGCTATTGGGGAAAAAGAAAGAGAAGGAAAAAAAGGACAGAAGGGAGCAGACGAAATGAACAAAGAGGATGTTCAAAAAATGATTGACGAATCTATGGAGCCAATCAATAGTAAGCTAGACGATGTTCTAAAAGCGATGAAAGAGGAAGCAACAGGAGAAGGTTCAGACGAGCAACAAGAGGAAACTCAATCATCCGAGAAAGGCAAAGGAGCAGACGAGGAACAAAAAGATGATAAGCAGGAAGGTTCAGCCACGAAAAGTAAAGGCGAGGAACAGAACGATGAACAAGACGAGGATTACAAAGAAAAGTATGAAGCAGTCTTGAAAGAACTTGAAAACCGACCGTTCTCAAGTCGTTTAGTAGGACAAGACGATGACGTTTATAAGTCCAAGAAGAAAGACGAGGAAGAATCCGAAGAACGCAATGCGTTTGGGTTTAAGTGTAAGTAAATATTAATATCAAAAACAATATCTATATTAATTTTAGGAGTGAATGAATAATGAATAACCAAGAAATCTTACAGAAAATTCATGGAGCATTAAAATCTATTATGACAACCGATTTAGGTTCAAGTCGTTTAGCACGTTCTAAACAACAACAGTTCGTTCGTACCGTTTCAAATGCGACACCAATTTTAGACGCTGCAAGACGAATTGATATGACGAGCCATACACACGATATTGACCGAGTAGGTTTTGCTAGTCGTATTTTAACGAAAGCAAGTGAAGGTGTCGCAGGAGATTCAGATTCCAAGCCAGACTTTCATACAAACACGCTTGAAAGTGTCGAGGTTATGGCGATTGCAGGAATCACAGACAGCACATTAGAGGATAACATCGAGCAGGAAGGATTCGAGAACACACTTCTTGACCTTATCGCAGATCGTACAGGTATTGACCTTGAAGAATTATTCTTGCTAGGTGATAAAGATTCAAGCGATGAGTTCCTATCATTAACTGATGGTTGGTTAAAGAAATCAGCGAATGAAATTACTGCAGATGACTTTGATACAAGCGACCCCGAAGATATGTTTGACGCTATGATTAAAGCTGTTCCAAAGAAATACTTGCGTAACCGTAGTGAGTGGACTTTATGGGTTCATTGGGATATTGAGGACGCTTATCGTAACATCTTGAGAGAGCGTGGAACTGGATTAGGTGATAGTGCTCAAACAACAGCACAGACTTTAGCATATAAAGGATTCACCGTTCAAGATTCAGCGAATATGCCCGAAGGTACAGCGTTCCTTGCTCCTTCAAGTAACCTAGTTTACGGTATCTATCGTGACATCTTTATCGAGCCTGACCGTATTGCGAAAGCACGTAAGACTGATTTTGTTACAACGTTACGAGTAGACGCTCATTTCGAGGATGAAAATGCGTCTGTCGTTGGACGTGGGTTTACAGGAGAAAGCGGTGTGATTGGCTAATGAGCAAAGTTAAAGTTCGAGCCTTAGTCTATGAAGATATTCCAGCCAACCGTTTAATTGGGTTGGCTGGAGGTGGTACCGTAGAAGATCGTGACCCATCTAAAATCTATCTAATTCCTGCAAGAGAACAAAATTTACCCGACTTTATAACAAAGAATGAACTGAAAGCAGGAGAGGAAGTTATCATTTCCATAGACCAAGATAAAGTATGGGAAGTCGAAGCAAGCGAACATATTTGGGCAGGAACATTGGTCACGACAGCAGATGATGGGAAAGTCCAAAACTTTAAAAGAGGACTGGATTATTATATTGGATTTTCTTTGCACGAAGCACAAGAAGGCGAAACAGTAAAATTTGCTCATAAGCACGGAATAAGACTAGAAGCAATTATAGGAACGGAGTGATGAAAAGTGGCGAAACGAAAGGTGCGAGTGATAAATAGAGGGAAGAGGATTCGTGACCGTTTAGGGTCACGATTCCTTCCTAATCAACCACAAGAACTGGAAGTCAATAGCAGGCAATATTTAACATTAAAAGCGGTGAAGGATTTTAAGGTTGAAATCATCGAGGACGAGAAGAAAGAAGAAAACAACCTTGAAGGCAATTCAACAGATACAGTCATTATTGACGAGCACAACGATATTGATAGCGAAAACGATAGCAATATCAATAATAAAGTTGTAACGAAAGAAGAAACGCAAGAGGATACCCAAGAAAACGCAGAATATACGGTTTCTGACGAGGAAGTGGACTATTACGACTTAAATATCGAGGAAGTTCTAAAAGCCGTAGAGGAAGGCGTATTTGACGTAGACGAAGCTATTGCCTATGAAGTAGCAGGAAAGAATCGAGTAACGTTATTGGAGAAGTTGGAAGAAATCAAAGCACAGGATGAATAACTATGATTTTATTCGAGGAAAAGAAAGTTACAGAGGTTGTCACCGCAAAAGATATTCAAGACCTAACAGGAATTAACGCAAGTGATTTTAACTTTGTAAACGAGGAAGACCAACAAAAAGCGTTAGAAAAGCTACTTGAAAAATGGATTGAGCGAATAGCGTCACATATCTATGTGAGGATTGACCGAAAAGTAAGCGTTGAAGATGGCGAGTTCCTAGCAATCCAAGACGTACTGATACGAACGGTTGCAAATCTTGTCGCTATTGCACAACAACAGCGTTCTAGTCCTGTTATTCAGATTGATAACTTTGCGGTGAATATCCTAAACACAGCCGAAGTTACAAAAGACTTAGATAAGGAATTGAAACCTTTTATTCGATATAAGCAAGGTGGTACGAGTGGTTGGGTATCCGTTTTTTCCTCACTAGATGAATACGAGGGGGAGAAATAATGCCTTTAGAGATAACTCAAAACGACTTGAATAAAATGCTACCACGATTCAGACGAGCATTAAGACGTTCCCACGATTTAACCGCACAAGACGTTTGGGGAAACCTTAGAGAATACAGTCCACAGAATCATGGACGACTAGCAGGTTCATGGGTTCTTCAAAGACAAGGGGAAATGTATTCGACCGTAGGAACGAGCGTAAAGTATGCGTTGGTTCAAAATGACGGTTCAGATCCATACGATATATTCCCAAGGACAGCTAGTGCATTAATGTTTACTATCGGTGGGAGCGTTATTTTTGCTAAACGAGTTCGACACCCTGGAATAAAAGGCAAGAAATATATTGAAAAATCCATAGACGAAACAAATTCAAGAGCAAGAGAGTTTGTTGAAATGGCGTTGGATATGGAAGGATTGTGAGTGAATGTCTGTTAGTAAAAAACCTTTATCTGAACTGTTTAACGAGATACGAGAAGCCATCATTTCAAAGCTAGAGGAACACGAATCCTTAGAAGTTATAAACGATGTCGTATATGGAGAACGTCAGCGAATAGGAACGTTGAAATCACCTGCGATATGGATAGTTCCCGAGCCATATCAACCCGAATTACGAGGGGGAAGGACAGCACAGCATGATTTTACGTTCGATTTTGTCGTTTTAGTAAAAGGAACGAAGCCACAACAAGCGTTAAAGGAAGCCGAGAATCTATCTATGGCGATATATGATGTATTCACCGAGGATAGAACGTTAGGCGGTCTTGTATCCGATGTTCGACCAATGCAAGTAGACCCTGCATATGAAGCAGGGAATAATACACAACTTTATTGGTCAGCGGTTCAGTTCAGTTTTAGGCTACAAAGGAGAGAATAAGCATGGCTACTTGGAGAGATAGAGAGCCACTTAAACATTTAAAGATTCCAAAGTCTTTAGGTGTTGGAGAGGGTGGTTCTACATTACCCAAACTGTATGCATACTTCCAAGAAATAGACGATTATATTGACGATTTATTAAATAGTGGCGGTCAACAAGGAGAGCGAGGATATTCAGCCTATGAGATAGCTGTTCAACAAGGATTCGAGGGAACAGAACAAGAATGGCTTGAATCCTTAAAAGGCAAAGACGGACAAGATGGAGAAAAAGGTGACCCTTTCACCTATGACGATTTTACACCCGAACAGCTTGAAGCGTTAAAGGGTGAAGATGGAGAATCAGCCTATGAAATCGCTGTTCGTAATGGTTTTGAAGGAACAGAACAGGAATGGCTTGAATCCTTAAAAGGTGAAAAAGGAGCAAACGGTCAAGATGGAAGCGATGGAGCGGACGGTGTAAGCGTAGTAGGAGCAACATCAGACGATACAAACATTATATTCGAGTTATCCGATGGTTCCACTATCGAAGTTCCTTGGCCGACACAAGCATAAAGAGGTGGTGAGGTTAAATGGCAATTACACGTTATTTAAAAATTGGTGAGGAAAGCGAGTACGCAGTTGAAGCAACCGAATATGCAGAAACGCTAGACCCCGAGAGTGCTTCAATCGACCCCGAGGGTGACGACAAATTAATCTATGAAGGAATGGGCGGTTTAGATCGTACAGCAGGATTAGGTGTTTATTCCACAGCAGGAGATATTACGATTCCTTTAGACGACTTGGCAACGGGTTGGTTTTGGAAATGGGCGTTAGGTGGTTATGAAGTTACAGGAACAGATGATGGAGAAGGAACGATAAGCGCACCTTATACTCATATCTTTACACCGAAACTAGGGGGATTAATGGATTCCTTTAGTGCCAAGATTGGTAAAGATATATTTGAGCATGTTTTCCTTGGTAATGTTGTTGAGTCTATTAGTATCGAAGTTGAAAGCGAATGGGCTTTAATGACCGTATCTACATTAGGAGCAAAAGATAAAAGGAGTACCGTAGAAAGTGATCTGGAATATACCGAAGGGATTCTATTCACAGCTCCAATGGCTTCGTTGACGAAGGATAAAGAGGATAAGAGTGCGAGTATTAATTCACTTACTTTGTCATTAGAAACAGGGGCAAATATAGAGGATTCGGCAGGATTTGGTTCACGATTCCCTACTAAAGCGTTTAGGGGTTCGATGTTAGTTGAACTTGAAATGGAATTAGGATTTGATAGCGAGGAAGAATTACTTTCCTTTTGGGGAGATAATGATGGACCATCTACCGAAAAGATTGATGAGTTCGGTTATACATTAAGCTTCGGTGATAATGTTGATTTTGTATTCCCTAGATTAGTATATACATCTAGTGAACAACCTGCCGAGGGTAGAGATAATATTATACAATCATTAACTGCTAGGGCTATGTATGATGATAAGGAAAAAGA